TTATCAAATTCTTGCAATCCATAAAGAACAAATCAATCTCCTCGCGAGTGATGAGGCTGCACAACAGACTGGGGTACCAAAGATTGCAATACCCATACAAATGGCATAAACCAAGTAATGTTTACAACTGTGATGATACAAGGTGGAGAGTTAAAATCGGGGATAAATTGCATGCGGACAATGTATCATTTGAATTCATGGCCAATCCAAGAGTAGCTGGGAAAGAAATTAGTATGGTGAACAGATCTTGTTATAACATTGCAAATGAATTTACAATGCCTGCAGAAATATTGAAAATTGATAAGATGTATGGACCATCTGATATGAGTGAACAAGGATTTGCGAATGCTTTGAAAAAACGGTTGTTTACTCGTGGTGCTGAATCTAGTGCCTCTATGCAACAAGAACTATTGAAGAAGAGTATTGAGCTTGTTGCAGATATGGAAAACAGAGATAAACCTCTAGAGCACTTTGTCAGGAAAGCTCTCATGACTGATGGAACTATAGGAGAGTATGGAAAGCATACCAATGCTGAAAAATATCTTAAGACCACAGTATTCCCATCTGTTGTCACATACTGGTGTAAGTATGCTGTGGAACTTATCAAAATCCTTGCTATCGATGACAATATCCCTGATTTGATGAAATTGTATCAGATTTACCTTAAGGATGAATTGTTACCTAAAACTGAAGATCAGCAGACAAGATGTTTGAAAGTTACAAGGTTTATGCAAGCACCTCCATTCCCACTTAGAGTTGCCGAGAGTGTTGTGTGTGGGCCATTTAACGATGCTGTAGCTTTGACTAGGTGGGTGAAACCATGGAAAATTGGTATTGATATCATGCAAGAGCTAGAGCACATGCTGAAGCCTTGGGATGAAAATCTAATTTATTTGCTAGCAGACATCCAGGACTTTGATGGATCACAATGTCCTAATCAGTTGGATATTGGTAGAATTTGTAGACAGATGCTGTACCTGAAAAATAATAGTGATATTTCTGAGATAAAGTTCAACTATCTATATTCAAAATACAAAATCTTGATTGAGAGAGAGTTGAGGTATAAAAACATTTTCAGGGCGAGAGTTACTGGAGCATTGCCATCAGGAGACAATGTCACTAGTGATGATAATTCCCTAAAAATGGCAGCTGCAGTTGCTTTGTTTCTTGATAAATATAAAATTGAACCATATTGCTTGCAGAACAGGTATGGACACCTTGGTGCTGCTGGTGATGATAGCAAAGTAGAACTCAAATATAGTCAAGTGATGAGAGCAGCTACATTATTGATGCAGAAAAACCCACAATTGACTGAAAAAGAAGCATTTGATGAGGCAGTAGACAATTATGCAAGGATGTTGGGGGAGCTCCTTTTATCCTTGGGTTGGAGACCTAAGTATGTCACTGTTGCACTAATAACTCAGAAAAGAGAATTCTTAAGCCATTATATGAGCCTGATAACACTTGTGTTTGATGATGTTGATATTGAGATGTATGTGCCAACAAGAATTGATGAACGAGCTTACCCAAAATTTTGTAAAGCTTCAGGAATCTCAACTACAGAACTAGACAATGAATTGAGATCAAAGTTGTCAACAAAGTACTTGTCTTATGCTATCACTTGCATAGCTCTTCCAGACTTGTTTGTGATGGGATTAATCATCATGATCAGGCTATGTTGTATCGTAAGGTTAAGTAAACATGCTGGATATAACAGAATCGCAGCATTCAAAGAACTCAAAACTGCCTCAAGGGTTTGGGATATAATTAGTGTTGTCCTGGGCATTGAAAAG